CATTTTAAAAAATAAAATCCTGATACATGTTGATTCCAATGAACATGAGTATCATGATGACCACCACCTTTTTCACTAAACTCTTGCACCCAAAATTCTGTAAAGTGTAAGCTATGGTTTTGTAAATTAAATCCTTGCCAATCTAAAAACTCATAAGATCTTTGTCCCATAAAATCTACAAGTTCTTTTATTTTAGGATCATGTGAAAAACTTTCGCTATGTTTAGATAAACCAAATGTGCCTATATCTTTTTTCCATTTAGGTTCATTTTTTAATTTATCTTTAAGAAGTTTATCAGCTTTCTTAATGTATCTATCTGTTACCTTAATTGCATTTTTAAGAAACATTGGAGCTTCTGCAATCCATACTGGTGTTTGAAAATAAAATGCAGATTTAAAATCTACATGTCCTTTAGGTTTACTACTTCCGCCTTGTTTTATATCATTCATATTATTTAAATGGATAGCCTAAATTCCATATTACTAGACTATTCCTTTCTCCTTTTGTTACGGGTTTGACTCTATGCCATACAAATGAAGGGAATACAACCAAAGAGCCTTTTGGTAATATTTCAGTACATGCCCTAATGTTAGGTTTTTTATCAGGATCTAAATTCCTAAAATCAAACTCTAACTCTCCACCTTTGTATTCTTTTGGATCTGTTAACGTTACGGTTACAGATAATTTTCTAATTTTGCCTTTTGTTGGACCTTCTTCCATATAAGGTTTATCCCAACTATCACAATGCCAATCATAGTATTGACCTTTTTTATATATTGTGAATTGACACGATTCAGAATAATCCCAATCAAAGTTCCAACCTGCATTTGCATTTGCTTTATGCACATAAGGTTGTATTTCTTTATAGATCCATCTATCGTTCATCCAAACAATATTTGAATCTCTTTTCTTTTGTAAATCTTTTATTTCATCTTTAGTAAGAGGTTGTTTATTTAAATCTCTATCTCTACCATAACCACCTGTAATGGCCATAATCTCTCTTTCTTTTTCTGACTTACCATATTTAACAATAAGATCACAAATCCTTGGTGGTATTGCAGATTCAAAGTACCAAAAGTAATTAGATATATTCATAGTTAATTGTTAAAATTATATTTAATCCATTAGAAGTATTAGGTGAAAAAGAATACTTATTAGTAGCTGGAAACATTATAAAGTGATTATTTTTTATAGGTATATGCCAAGTTCTATTTTTTCTTCTGTTATCATCATATTCGATAATACATTCTGAAGAACCTTCTTTAACATCAACACCATAAATAAGTGTGTAATCGGGTGAGTTACGTAAATCAACGGGATCAACTTGATGCCTTGTCCAAGATTTTTCTTTAGGATGCATAACATTACCATGCATTGTTTTAGTCACTAAAGAATAATTGTATTCAACTCCCCAATGATCTCTCACATAATCTTGCATCCATTGCAAAGGTTGAGAAAAAGGAACTACATAATCATCAAAAGCATAAGCCTGTGGATTAGAGTTAACTCTGTTTTGTTTTACGAAAGATTCTATGATGTCGTTTCTTATTTGATCTCGGTCTATCTCAAAGCCTTTAGGCATATCAACTTCACCGTGATATAAGTCAACTTCTGTTAATACTTTCTTTTGCATACCTAACTAGTATGTAATTAACTCTAATAATAATGTCAAGTGGATTATATAGCGACTTTATCCCAAGCACCTGTAGATTCATTCCACTCGTATCTGTGAGTAGTTTGTTCTTCTTCAGATAATGTTGGTGCATCACCAATTGGTGATTGCCATCTTGCTTCTGCCACATTTAGAACCCAACTAGCATAAGGTTTTGTAGGTAAGAACAAATCATTGTCCTCATCATAAATATAACCTATACCAGCATAGTTACCTCTTAAAGGTGTTCCGCCTAATTTGTGTTGTCCGCCTTGTGTATTGTAAGATGTTTTTTTCCAAAGAGGCCAGCTGTGGATTCTCTCCAAAAACTGTCTGCCCACTTCTTCATCTTCAACACCATCAGCATTTTGACAATCTTTATCAGCTACAACATGAACTGCTATAACTTTATTGTTTGCTCCTAATTTTGCGTAATGTGCCATAATGTTTCTCCTTTGTTGTTTATATATTAATTATTAAAGTTTGTAAAACCATTAATTTTGAAATTTATATCTTATTATTACTACACCAGAACCACCTGTTCCACCTCCTGGAGCATTACTTCCACCTCCGCCTCCAGTATTTGCAGTACCATTTGCACCTGATGCACCTCCTCCTCCAGGAGTTGGTGTGGGGTTTGTTACATTACCTCCTGCTTGTCCGTGACCATTTCCACCACTTGCTCTAGTAACTGCAGAGGCATTAATTGAATTTGTTAATCCAGCACCACCTGCACCTGCTCTAGAGCTAGCTCCTGTTGGTCCTGGTCCACCTACTGCACCTGCTCCACCGCCACCTCCACCACTAGTATTGTATGCTCCAGGTATTGCAGCAGTTCCTCCATCATTTCCTTGTGGAGGTGAAACAGGAGGATTATTACCTGAACCACCACAAGTGGTTTGATAACTTCCTCCACCACCTGATCCACCATTTCCATTTGTTCGTGTTGGTGATTCTCTACCACCGCCTCCTCCTGCTGAAGTAATTGTTGAAAAAATTGAATCAGAACCAGTGCCACCATCATATCCTGGACTTGGTGAGTTACTACCTGCTCTTCCTCCAGCACCAACACTTATTGGATATGTTTGTGCTGATACTGGTAAAGCTGAAGCCCCTAATGGTGCTGGTCCAGCAGAATAACATCCTGATGCTGTACCATTTGAAAATCTATATCCACCTGCACCTCCTCCACCTGCGCCTCCTGCACCTGATGCTCCACCTCCTGCTCCTGCTACCACTAAATAATCAACAGTATTAGAACCCAAAGAATTTCCACCACAAGAAACAACAAAATTATCACTAGAATTGAATGTATGAATTTTAAAATCACCTGATGTTGTTACAGTTCCTCCTGTAGCTGTAACATATAAAGTTTGATCTAAAACTGGTGCTGTTTCATTTGCACTTGTAGCTGTGACCCACCCTTGACTTGATCCTGAATAAACTATTCTAACTCCAACTCTATCTGTTTTTAATGTTGCATCATTACATATTCCTTTTATTTTAGAACCACCTCTACCTAATGTAATATTATTAGATGATGCATTTCCTGTTGCATCAATTACAATAATTTGATCACCCACGCTTGGACTAGAAGGTAACGTGACAGTAACCGCTGAACCTGTATTTATAAAATATCCTCTTGAAGCTGAAGCTGTAAACGGAGAAGTTTTTAGTGATGTACAGTAATCTATTTTAGCACCTATATTTGTTAAAGTTGCAGCGGACGCATCTAAAGTTGCTCCTGAAGGAATAGTAACAGTTTTACCTGATTCTCCTAAAGCTATTGACGATCCCGTTGCCGGGAGTATTTTATCTACTTTTAATTCAGCCATTTTTAACTATTGAAACTTATACCTAATCATTACGATTCCTGAACCGCCTGCACCTCCACAATTAGAGCCTGGTCTTTCAGAACCGCCACCACCTCCTCCTCCGGTGTTAGCTGTTCCTGAAATTCCGGGAGAAGAATTTGCATCTGCTCCACCTGCTCCTCCACCACCTGCTCCACCTGGTCCTGGATTATATGCTTGTGGTGGTGAACCTCTGTCAGCTCCACCGCCAGCTCCGCCGCCACCGCCAGCAAAATATCTAACTGAACTAACAGGTCCTGGTGTTCCATAGCTTGGTGCTGTTGGTCCAATAACTCCATCTGCTATAAAAGAACCTGCTCCGCCTGCTCCACTATTAGGTGGACTAGCAGCACCACCAGCAGCGCCTGCTCCACCACCTCCGCCACCTGTAAATCCTGGTCCACCACCTGGTGCTGCACCTCCATTATTACCTTGAGGTGGAGACACTGGTGGAGTATTTCCTGATCCTCCAGATGTTGAAGTTATACCACTTCCTCCTGCTCCAGAACCACCATCACCTCCATTGCCTGTTGGTGATGCAGGATATCTTGCTCTTCCTCCACCCGCTGATGTTATTGTTGAAAAAACTGAATTTGATCCATTAGTAGGTCCACAATGTCCTGAGCTTGATGTTCCACCCGCACCAACTGTAACTGGAAAACCTGTTGCTGTAACTGTTAAAGCAGTTGGACTTGCTAAAGGTGACATCGTAGGAGCGGGTATACCTAAAGAACTAGAAAGTCTAAAACCTCCTGCTCCACCACCACCAGCGTAACCACCAGTGCTTGAAGCACCACCACCTGCAACTACAAAATAATCTACTGTGTTTGATCCTCCTGAGTTTCCTGCACAAGAAACACAAAAAGTACCATTAGCAGTGAAGATATGAGTTTTAAAATTACCACAAGTAACTACTGCATTACCACCTGTTGCCGTTACAAATAAATCTTGTTTTATGGTTGCATCGTTACCAGCTGTTGCTGTAACCCAACCTTGAGAAGAACCTGAATAAACAATTCTTAGTCCACCTCTATTTATATCTATAGCACCATCTTTACATAAACCTTTTATTTTAGAGCCATTTCTTCCTAGAGTAATATTATTAGTTGCAGCTTGACCTGTTGAGTCGATAACAATTAATTCATCTCCCGTTGAAGGTGACGCTGGTAAAGTTACTGTAACTGCTGAACCTGTGTTAATAAAAAAACCTTTTCCAGCTGTTGCTGTAAAAGGAGAAGTTTTAACTGTTGTGCAAAATGAAATTCCAAAACCTGTAGCTGTTCCACAGTTTTGTAATGTAGCACCCGCTGGGATAGTTAGGGTGTCTCCTGATTCTCCTAGTTGAAGTGAGTTACATGTTCTAGGAGTTACTTTATTTACTTTAACAGTACTCATAATTTATCCTATTGGAATCTGTATCTTATCATTATTATACCAGAACCTCCATTAGCACCAGCTCTAGCATCATTATGGCCACCACCGCCTCCGCCTCCGCCAGTATTAGTTGCGCCTGCTGTTGCTGCTGTACACACTGGTACAGGTGCGCCAGGAGAAGCACCGCTAGTACCACCACCGCCAGCACCTCCTGCTATTACCGGAGAAGGTGAACCACAAGAAGGTGATCCACCGCCTCCGCCTGAAAAATATTTTGCTCCTGATACTGGACCAGGTGTTCCTCCTGGACTTCCAAAACCTGAAGGCACAAAACTTCCTATACCTCCTGCACCACCAACTGCTGGAGAAGAAGTTGAGGCAGCTCCTGCTGCACCTGCTCCACCACCACCGCCACCTGCTTTGGCATTTGTACCACCACCTGTATTATTACCTCCAGCGTTTCCTTGAGGGGGACTGACTGGAGGAGTGTTTCCACTTCCACCAGTTTTCGCTGTACAAAAATCTGTTGCTCCACCGCCACCTGAACCACCACTTGCGCCTCCTGAAGAACCACCACTATTTTCACCTCCGCCTGCGCCACCACCAGAAGAAGTTATAGTTGAAAAAACTGAACCATTACCATTATCTCCTCTGTAAGGAGAAGAACCTGGATAAGCTTTTGCGGCACCACCACTACCTATTGTAATTGGAAAAGTTGTTGCAGTAACTGTGATACCAGTTCCAGTTGCGATTGGTGATCCACAAGCATAACCTGCATCTGATAATCTCATTCCTCCTCCACCTCCGCCACCACCTCTGCCAGAACCACCAGCTCCACCACCACCTATTACAACATAATCAACTACATTGTTTGGACCATTTTCTGCTAAAGAATTTACTGTAAAAGTACCATTACTTGTAAAAGTATGAACTTTATGAAGACCACAAGTTGTAATCGTACCGCCTGAAGCACACATAAAAGTTTCTGTTACTGTTGAATTAACAGCCGCTTGAATTGTTCTCCATCCTTCTGTTCCATCCACATAAACTAAAGCCACATTTCCACCATTTTTTGCTACGGTAAAATCAGCACAATTTCCATTTATTTTTGATGAATTTCTACCTAAAGTAATATTGTTAGTTGCTGCACTACAATTATAATCTGCAACCGCAACTATAGATCCAGCAGAAGGTGAGCCAGGAAGTGTAACAGTAACTGCTCCACCTGCTGTATTTACAAAATAACCTTTGCCATTTTCAGATGTAAAAGGACTTGTCTTTGCTGTAGTACACCAATCAACTGTGCCCGTTCTTCCAAAACCTGTCTGTGTTGCACCTGATGCAAGATTAACAGCACCACCACATCTACCTAATGTTACTGTTGCACCATCAACTACAATCGTTTGACCAGAACCTGATCCAACTGTCGTTGTTGATCCACATTTTTTAATAATGTTAGAATCGTCTGAAACTTTATTTATATTATCTACTTTAATTTTACTTGTCATAATTATTGAAATTTATATCTTATTAATACTATACCAGAACCTCCTGATGCTGATATACTATCAGCAGGATTTAATGGAGCACAAGTGCCTGGATTACCACCTCCAGCTCCACCTCCTGTATTTACAATTCCAGCTTGACCTTCATATGGTGAACTTTTAAAAGCATCTCCACCACCACCTATGCCACCTTTAGCATTGTTACCAGTAGTAGGTCCTGGTTGATGTCCACCACCACCTCCTCCTGCAAAATATCTTGTATTTGAAACTGGACCAGCTTCACCATAACTAGGAGCTGTTGGACCGAATACTGTGTCTCCAACAAAAGAACCTATACCACCAGCCGAACCAGGATCTCCAGGACTAACATTTGCTCCTGCCGCACCAGCACCTCCTCCACCACCGCCACCAGTTGAACCTCCGCCTGGAGCTGAATCACCTCCTGGATTACCTTGAGGAGGACTTACAGGTGGTGTATTACCTGCACCTGCTGTTTGACTATTATATTTTCCACCTCCACCTGACCCACCACTTGTTGTTGGTGCTGGAGCTGCAGCTCCACCACCTGCAGAGGTAATTGTACTAAAAACTGAATTTGCTCCTGCTGCACCTGAAGCACCTGTATTAGGTCCTGCACCTGCTCCTCCTCCACCTACTGTTACTGGATAAGTTTGTACCGCTGCAGTTAAAGCTGTTGGAACTGCTAAAGGTGAAGTTGTTGGTGCTGGAACAGAATAACCATTAGACATTCTAAAACCACCTGCTCCACCTCCTCCACCATTATCACCATTTGATGAACCACCTCCTGCAACAACTACATAATCTATTGTAGTTGAACCTGCTGGATTGCCTGCCGAAGTAACTTGAAAACAACCATCCGCTGCAAATACGTGTGTTTTAAAATCACCAGAAGTTAAAATAGTTCCGCCTGTAGCTGTTACAAAACTTGCTCCAGTTATATTTGCAGTTGAATCGTGAATATCTTGCCAACCCTTTGTGCCATCTACGTAAATAAGAGTTACTGATTGTGCTTCAGTGTTTAAAGTTGCACAATTACATTGACCATTAATTTTAGAGCCATTTCTTGCGACTGTAACATTATTAGTATCCCAAGTGCTTGCATAATCTTTAAAAGCTACAATATCTCCAGCGGAGGGTGAAGATGGTAAAGTTACTGTAATTGCTCCACCTGTAGTGTTAACGAAAAACCCGTCGCCGCTAACTGCTGCAAAAGGTGAAGTCTTTGCAGTTGTACACCAATCTACAGTTCCAGTACGACCAAAACCTGTTTGAGTTGCACCCGATCCTAAAGTTACAGCAGTTCCTGGGCCTCCTAATGTAAGAGTGGAACCACTCTGTTTGACTACTTCATTTACTTCTATTTTACTCATTAAACTATTACCAATGTCCCTGTTACTGTTATTGTACCAGGTATAGTTATCGGACCTGCTAGAACTCCGTTCTCAACAGTTTGCGTACCATCCATAGTAGATGCTTGATTATTAATAAAGTCATTTGGTGATGTCTGTCCTCCAATATATTGGATTCCATTTATTACTGCAGTCATAATCCTCCTTACGAACTAATTGTGTCGATGAAAGAAGTAACAACATCTAAACTACTCGCTGTGTCTGAAACTGCTTCTAATACATCGCCATTTTTTAAAACAATCTTTGCGCCACCTTGAATTAATTCAATAGATGAATTAGGTGGAACCACAACCT